CAAAGATCTGAACATAGATCCAGTCCCGCCTTTCTGTCGAGAGAAGCTTACGGAGAAAAGTTCGGGCACCATTGACCATGAACCTCATCTTACCAGTCAACGAGATGTGGAAGCTCGTGATATGGCTTGGTTAGAAGATGCTTCTCAAGGCAAAATGGGCAACGGCGAATCCGCCCTTTGTGATCCACAGCAGACTGGGCACATCATTAACGAACAGGGCATGAGCCCTCCTAACAGGAATACCGTTTATCGATATGCCAAGTCTGTCCGTGGAACTGATGAAGCAATGAAGAAGGTATTCAGTGACCTCGTGGTCATTGACGAGGCTGGCAAGTCTCACAACGTGCCTATCATTTGGGCCACTCAAGAAAAGGCTGTGGCTTATATTCTTCAAGAAAATACTAGGAAGGATGAAAGCTTGGTGGTAGATCGAATTCGACTGCCGATGTTGGCCATTCACGCCTCAGATTACAACTTTAATCAAGATCGGTATGTGTATCACAAAGCTGTAGACTACCTGAGAAGTAGCGATAACAACTGGAAACCGGGCTTCTGGAGTAGCGAGCGATATGAAAGAGATACCGTCTTCGGAGTTTCGAAAGGAATTCCTGTTGATATTGGTTACACGCTCTATGCTTGGACCCTTTATGAAGAGGACATGAACCAGATTCTCACCCAGGTAGTAACGAAATTCAGCCCTATGGCGTATATACGAGTAAGAGGTATCTCTTGGGAGATCGGTGTTAAGCTCGACTCAATCGCTAATAACGTTGATGTAGAACCGGGCGACAAAGCCGTAAGGGTATTTAAGTATCAGTTCGGTTTCACCGCTGAGTCCTTTGTGGCTCAACCGATAGTAAGAAAGAAAGCAGTTCTCAAGACTAAAGTAGAAGTCACGGACTCGCCGAATGACGAAGACGTAACTGAGGTCTTGGCAAGACTGGAACAAGCAGTAAAGGAACTGGAAGAATGATTGAAGTAAAAAACAAAACAAAGAGCCCAGTGCAATTGGTGGTTAGATCAAGGAAGGCACCCCGCTCGTTCACGACTTTGATTATACCGGGTATCGGAAAAGGTAAAAACGTCAGGCTTTTAGATGACGAACTTAAAACCGAATACGTAGATAGAGTGGAGAGAATGGGCCTCATCTCCACTAAATATATTCCAAACTCAGAGATTCGCAAGGGAGAATAAAACATGGCTATTCTAAGGGGATTTCCGCCATCGAACACAATTTCGCCGAGCGTAAGAATCACCGAAAAGGACTTGAGCTTTATTGAGCCAGAGCAATCCTTCCATCGTGCTGGGCTTGTCGGTTTCGCTTCTAAGGGTCCGATCAATGTTCCGACTATGATCGCAACCCACCGACAACTTAACACAGTGTTCGGATATCCGCATCCTGAATCGGGCGATCCTTACCTCATCTACGCAGCCGAACAATATCTGCTTGTCGCTAATGAGCTTTATATTGTACGTGTGGCCGATGAAGAGAACGTAAGTGATGAACAAGCACAAATCGCAGAAGTGGACGTGACCTCGGCTGGTGGCATTATAGCCATTGAGTCGGATACCGCTGGCAACTACACCTTCGCTGTTGACTCCTTCTTCCGTTGGAGACTGAACGGCGTACTTCACTCGAAGACATTAGTTGTTTTAGCAACCACCTACACCGCAGCACAACTTGCCGAAGATCTTAATCTTCAACTTGACGGTGACATCGACGGCATTGAGTTCTACACACACACCTCAGACACCAAGATCGGTGTTCGTACTACCTGGGCTTATGGTCCAGATGCCGAACTCGAACTGGTTTCTGTCCAAGACGCCATCTATGGTGGAACCGTTCTTGGCGGCAACGTTACTGGACTGGGTACTGGTATGACTCAGGCTTCGATCACCGGTAGTAAAGATCGTTACCCAACATCCTATCAGGATGCTGGCGAATACGATTTCTCCGGTCTAACCGATCAAAACCTACAGATCGTCATCGACGGCACCGACAATGTGCTGATTGATAACGTCGTTCAAACGATTGATCTGGGTTCTGGTGGGGCTGATCTAGAAGGTAGTGAGTCCACGATTGCGTCAATCGTTTCGGCCATCAACAACCTTAAGAGTGAGAACGGCGGCACCTTGCCGGGTGGCTGGACTGCTGAAGCAGACGGCGACAACCTTAAGTTCGTCACCGATCATCATGGTCGTGACGCAAGACTGCTGATTAAACCTGACAGCACTGCCATTGGCATCTTTGGTTTTACCAGTGTCACTAAGACTGGTTTGAGTCCAGTTGGAACTTCTGGCGATGCAGCCATTGCGACTTATGGTCGTGTAAATGGTGATGCTAACAGCACTGGAGCATTAAGCTTCACAGTGACCGCCGATTCCGCTGGTATTGATGGTAACCAGACTCAAGTTGTTATTGAAAACAACGTTCGAGAAGGCAATTTCTCGATTGAAGTATACAACAACGGCGTACAAATGGAAGCTTGGGGTGGACTCGTAAAGGACGAGAACTCTAGCTACTACGTCGAAACCTACATCGCTTTGGTCTCGGATTGGATCAGAGTGGAAGACAACACAGATAATTCCGCACCACCACTGGACGGAACTTATACCTTGTCGGGCGGCTCAGATGGTATTCCATCTGATCCAGACGAACAAGATGATCTCATCATCGGAAACGCACTTGGCTTCACAGGCATCTATGCACTGAGTGAACCAGAACAGATCGACATTGACTTGATCGCCGTTCCTGGCCACTCCAGCAATGAAGTCGTATCCGCTCTGTTGGATATGTGCCAGAACTACCGAATGGACTGCCTTGCCATCATCGATCCGCCGTTTGGCCTCACGGTCAATGAAATCATCGATTGGCAAAATGGTGCCCATCCGCTCAACACCACCCGCTTTGACAGCGACTTTGGTGCTCTGTACTGGCCATGGGTTAAGCTCCGAGACAACTTCAACAGCGTTGATGTCTGGGCTCCCCCGTCTGGCTCGATTATGGCAGTTATCGCCCGATCCGACCAGTTGGCCGCTCCGTGGTACGCCCCCGCTGGCGTCACCCGAGGTGTGGTCCCAAGTATTACCGACGTGTTCTCAAGGCCAACCCTTGCGGAACGAGATTTGATGTACGGTTATCGCAATGCGATCAACCCGATTGTTCAGTTCGTAGACTTTGACGGCTTTGTCGTCTGGGGTCAGAAGACACTGCAACGACGACCCACGGCACTAGACCGTGTAAACGTCCGACGACTTATGTTCGTCCTCGAAAAACGAGTTCGCTCTGCTTCGAGACAGTTGCTCTTCGATCCGCATGATGAAGTGCTTCGCCAGAAGTTTGTACGAATTGCAACAGCAATCTGCCAAGAGATCCAGGTGGGTCGTGGTATCACCGATTTCCGAGTCAAGTGCGACGAAGAGCTTAACACTCCAGACGTAATTGACCGTAACGAGCTTCGAGCCCGAATCGGTGTCCAGCCCGTCCGAGCCGCAGAATTCATCTTCATCGAATTCTCAATCCACAGAACAGGTTCGTTCGCCGAGAACACCGAGTTCTAAATCAAGTAAATTCGCTCCTCGGGGCACATGCCCCGAGGGGTGATTTTTAACTGCACACGCAGACGAGGAATAGTATGCAAATGGGCATCGGGAGATTGGGAGCCCCCAATCTCATACTGAAAAGAAAATTCCGTTTTACCTTGGAGATTTTCACTCCTTGCGGAAACATCCCCCAACACTACGTCAAATTGGCGGCTAGACCCCAATTGGAAATTGACGAGACTGAACTGAATTTTCTCAACGCAGTAACTTGGGTGCCTGGAAAAGGAAGGTGGCAACCACTTTCGGTGACTTATCTTGACGTACCATCAGCCGAAATGGTCGGCCTATACAACTGGATTGCAACGGTCTATGACTTCACCAACCCAGTGAATTTAACGCAATCAGAGAAATTAAGTTGGGCTGGGACAGCCCTCCTCACCATGTATGACGGTTGTGGAAATCCCCTTGAATACTGGTTGTTGAATTCGGTATGGCCGCAAAGTATTAATTTCGGTGATTTGGACTATGGAGATTCCGAAGTAGCCACCATTGAATTGACTTTAAGATTTTCAGAGGTCACCTACGCTAGTAACTGTGGCATTGGAGATGTCGCTGCTTGTTGTAGCGGTTGTGGTGGCACCACTGTAACCTAATTATCAGATCTACTCGACAGGAGTTAAAATGGCTGAACGAAAACCTATGGGAATCGGGGTTATCGGACAACCGGATATCACGTTCAAAAGAAAGTTTCGCTGGACGTTTGAGATCTTCGGTTTCTGCAATAACGAAAAGAATGTCGTACCCGAGCATTTCGTGCAAGTTGCCTCACGTCCTAATTTGAGCATTGAAGAGACGGAAATCAACCACTTGAATGCAAAGACTTGGATTCCTGGTAAGGCCGCTTGGGAAACCATTACGGTTACTTATCTGGATGTCGCCCACGAACAAATGAGAACTCTGTGGGATTGGCTGGCAACAGTTTACGACTTTACAGATCCTATCAATTTGCATCAGGGTACCAAAAGAGACTGGGACGCAACTGGTGTTTTGAACATGTATGACGGCTGTGGAACACTGCTGGAAGCATGGCAAATGCAACACCTGTGGCCAACCGGAGTGAACTTTGGAGACGTTGATTACTCCAGTTCCGATATCGCCACCATCGAGCTAACCATGCGTTACTCAGATGTTCGATACCGATCTTACTGCCCAGACTTCATACCTTCCGGCTGCTGCAATGGCTGTGGAAGTACGACTACCACTGATCAGTATGGCAACATCTAATTAACAAGACATAAATTTGAGGAGCGATCATGGCTGAACAGATCCCCATGGGGATTGGTCAACTAGGCTTCCAGAACTTGATCTTTAAGAGAAAGTTCCGGTATACCTTTGAGCTTGAAGATATTTGTGGCGGGCAAAGTGTGCCTCGCCACTATGTCAAGCTGGCATCTCGACCAA